CTTGATCTGTTAAAATAAATATATAATCTTTACCTTGTACAGCTCCTACAATGTAATTTCCTGTATCTAGTCTAAATGTACCTGCAGTATTTGTTGCAGTTGGAAGCCATGTGTTATAATCTTCTTGGTTTGAAAATCTTATAAACATTGGATCTTGAGTTGATGGAGTTCCAATAGTTGTTTCAGTTCCAAGTAAAATTAAATGCCTATCTCTATCAGATACAATTGAACAAACTGATTTAGTTGGAGCACCGCTTATAACAGTTGCTCTTGTAGTTAAAGCGCCAGATGCAGCTGGATTCCATGAATAAGTTTTTCCATCTTTAATAGTTGCAATTAATATTTGTCCAAAGTTATCAAATGACCAGTTTGCTGGTGATAATACAACTGTTGGAGATGCTGATGCTTCACCCCATGCAACTGTTCCATAAGTAGATGTTCCCCATCCATAACCGTAAGTTTGATTTACTGGACCTACAAATACATAAGGAGTTGTAGTTAATGTTCCGCCTGCTGTAACTCCAGTTCCTGACTCATTAACTGGCATGGTAATTCTAAATGTTCCAGATGTTGGAACAGCTATTACTTCAAAAGTATTTGTTGTAAAATTAGCTGATGTAAAACTTGTAGTAGGTGCTCCTGGTGTTGTAACTCCTGTGAATATAATATAATCACCAACTGAAAGTCCATGACCTGCTTTATTGATTGTAACTGTAGCTGAACCTGTTGTTGATGTATAAGTACATGAAGTTAAAGCTGTACCAAGTGGTGTAATGTCATAAAAAGCTCCTTCAAAATAAATAGCTAATATTTTATTAGTACCGATTGCTGCATATTTATTTCCACTTAAATCTGTCCATGTGTGTTGGGCTCTTGCAACACCTGCCAATGTTTCAGGCGATAATTGTTGCCAGCCACCTATCTTTTCAGGGTAGCCATAACGAAAACGAATAAAATCACCGTTAATCCACTGACCTTCTGCGGCAGTTGCGGTGTCTTGTTTGTTAAATCCAGCTTTTATAGGTATCTTTTTTAAAGGCATAAGGTTTCTTATACCTTATATTTAACTAAGATGAAATACGTTTTATATTATTATTAATTAACTGTTTAGGTACAGCTTGTATATTAAAATGTATAAATCTAAATGGTTCTATTCCATGATCTACTACAAATTCATGTCCTAAATATGAATTAAAAAAAATAAAAGTCCCTGGTTTTGGTCTAAAAGGTATTTTTTCAGAAGCATCCGTTATCAAAGTATTATCTTTTTCAGGTAATTGAATCATTAATTTACCAGGTCTTGGATCATGAAAAATAGGAAAAGATGTTTTATCAGAACATTTTAAAAAATAAAAACCAGATATATGACCATTCCAATGAGTATGAACACTATGAAATCCTCCACCTTCTTTTGAAAATTCTTGTACCCATAATTCTCTGATAGACAACAAATATTCTTTTAAATCATAACCTTGTTCATCTAAAATTGAATATGATTTTTTACAAATAAATTTATTAAATTCTAATAAATCAGGATCAGACATTAAAAGTCCAGAATGATGAACTAATCCAAAATCTTTGTTATTTAAAAAATATTGTTTATTATAATTTTTTACTTGTTCTATATATTTATCTGAAACTGTATTTAAAAAATTTAACCAAGAATTGTCTTCTTCTACATATATATTATTTGTAAAATAAGAAGATTTCATTTAGTTTTTATTTCTGTACCACTATGTGTCATTTTATTTTTAATATCTTCATTAAATTTTGAATTCCATATTGCCACCATTTCAACAAGTTTATTTCCAAAATGTCTTAATGCTTCGTCTGATAAATGAATTTTTCCTTTTTTTAAAATTATCCATCGTTCCTTAACAGAAAATTCTATATCACATGAACCGTTAGGGTATTGTTTAAATTTCATAATTTTTCTACTCTATAATTATTATTATCACTGTAATTTTCCCATCCTTTACATTCATTCATATTAAAAGCAATAGTAATTCTTTCAATATCTTTATCTAATTTTTCAACACAATGTTTTAAAAGAGGATGAAATAAAACAAATTTTCCAATTTTCTCATCTATAGTAATATCATAATCTTTAAAATAAGTTCCAGGTCCATTTTCTGTTAGATATAATATTCCACAAAAAGCTGTATTTCCACTATGAGAATGTAATTTACACCCTTCTCCTTTTTTATAAATATTTCCCCATGAGTTATATAAAATAAAATTTCTAGAATATATTTTTTTAATGTCTTCTTTAATAGATTTTATAAATAGATGAAAATAATTGCTATGATTAAACATATTCCAATCCCCTTGTTTACCATCAACAGCGGTTTTATTATGTAAACTATTTACATTTATTTTTTCAGATATTTCTTTTTTTAAATTTTCTATTAAATTTAAATTATCTATTTTTCCTGTTAAAAGAAAAGTTTCTATTGATATTTCTTTTTTTAAGAAAATACTATTTTCCTGTTCCATAAAATTTCCTTCTATCTTTAAACCACTCTTTATTATTTCCGTTTTTATTTACATAGTGTAAAAATGTTTGAGCATGCCAATCTCCTTTAAATTCTTTTCTCCAATGTTCTATTTCACATCCTAAATATATTGCAGCATCACCTGGTTCCATATTTATTTCTGTTCCATTCATGTATATTGGCCATGGAGTTCCATCTGATCCAATCATAACTGTAACACTTATTTCACAAGCAGGTCTATCTTTGTGTTTTTTAAGATCGGCATTTAAAGTATACATTCTCCAAAATGCATAAGTACATAATAACTCTAAACCAGTTTCTTTTTGCATTATATCTAATTTATTAATCATTAATGATTCCATTAATGGATCTGCATAAAAATATGTATCCCCATTATCATTTTGAGTAAAATCAAATGAATTAATGTTTAATCTATGTTTTATTCTACAATAATCAGTTAATAATTTAATTTCTTCTTTGGTTAAAAAATTTTTAATTAGTTTATATTTAAAATCTTTTATTGTTTTCATATTATTTTTAAAAATAATTAAAATTAATTACTACTCTTCTATCAGTATCTGTTTGACTTACAGCACAGTGTTTTATTTGTGAGTCAAAAATTAAAATTCTATTTTCTTTAGATTCTACTTTTATATTTTTTTCTTCATCTAATAAAGTACATCCATTATTAGTGTTAATATATAATATCGCAGTTTTACATGGATCTTTTATATCTATATGCCAGTCGGAAGATAATGCATTTCCTTTATTAGTTAATAAATTAATTCTTATTGAAGATAAAGCTTTGCATTCTAATTTATCCAATATATCTATCATATACTTTTCATAAGTAGGAGAATGTATTTTATTTTTAGCATACACCACATGTGCAAAATAAAAATCATTTATTTTAGATGTATAAGTTTGGTTTTTACAAAAAAACCATGGAAAATTATATTCTAAAATTTCATTTTTAAGTTGTGTAAACATTTCTAAATTTAAAAAATTGTCTATTACTTTATAGTTTATAGTGCCCATGCTACAACTGAATACCTTGTTCCTTTTGTTACTGGTTTAACTGTATGTGGATATAAAAAATTACTTGGCCAAATAATCATTCTATTTGGTTTAACTTCTACTTCCCATTCATCAGCTCCATTTGGATTTCTAAAACAAAGATTTCCTCCTTCATAATCATTATTAAGAAGCAATACACAGCTTAATGTTCTTGGTATCATTGCAAAATGATCTACATGCCAAGTATAAAAACCACTATCTTGATATTTTAAAATTTCAATATTTGTAATATCTTTAATTTCGCAATCTAAAATATTTAAATCTTTTACATATTTTTCTAATCCATTTTTAAAATAAAAATATAATAAATTAAACCAATGAACATTAGTTAATAAATTACTTTCTCTAAATACAGGTAAAGTATAAGTTTTTCTTACATTAAAATTAATTTGAGTATTCTCCCCACCTCCAATTTCGGTTTCTTTAAATTTTGAAATATTTGCAAATTTAATTACAGAAGATAAAACATTCCAAGGCAATGCCTCATCATATATTTTTATAAAATTTTTTATTTCCATGATTTTTTCTTCCAGAAACGATCTTTATACCCATTAAGTAAAGTTAAAAAAATATTTAAATTTGATTTTTCTATTTCATTTTGTTCTCTAGATTTAATTTTCATTTTCCATGAATCTCTTTTAAATGGTATTACTTGAACATATGGAGTTCCTTTTTTTATAATTGTATCTAATACAGGATATTTGTCGCCATTGATAACAATTGGAAAATTAACTTCTAACTCATAACTATCCGTATCTACAATCCCTGGAATTATTGAAAATCTATCGTCTGAATTATTTAATGGAGGAACAAATAAACAGGAATATCCTTTTGGAGTTTTTATTTTCCAAGGGTTTGCTATTTTATGAAAATTAAGATTTTTATTTTTTGATACAAGAGGTGAATCTCCTAATTGCCATACTTCATGTGAAGTTACAGAATGATTTAAATTTATTCTTTTTACACCAATCCATTGTGATAACTGAAATAAAGAAAATTCTTGAAAAGAATCTTTTTCTCCTCTATCATTTTCTACATTGTGCCTAATACTTAAATCTTGTGGAATTTTTAATAAGTAACCAGAAGTTAATGTATCCAAAAATGGCATACATCCTTTTATTGTTTTAGATTGTACCGTATGATTTAACTTTTTATACCATTCAGGTATGTTTAATTTAATAGGTATTGGATAATCTTCTTTAAGTGTAAAGTAATTTTTGTGTGCACTAAACTCTATTTCTTTATCAAACATGCTATTAAAATAGCATTTTTATGGCATTTGTAAAGTGTTTAATACTGTTTTTCCTGTTTCTAAATAATATTTTTCTAATGATTTTTGTAAAGGGTAAGTAATAGAGTTTACATTAGTAGACATTAATTGTACTTTAAATGAAAGCCATTTATTAAAATCAACATGATCTTTATTATTTCTTAGAAAAGCATCTATACATTGAATTTGTGATTGAATATAACCGTTTAAATTACCCGCAGAATTAAAAACAATATCCGTATTCTCATAGTTAATTGTATTTCCAGTAAAACTTATTGGTCTAATATTACCTAAAATAACATCATCAAATTTTTGTTTATTATCTTCAATTATTTTAAAATGAGATTGAACAATATTAAGATTGTTTAATTCAGATTGTGTTTCAACACATTTAAAAAATGTTCCAATTGAATTTTCTATATTTTGAAATAAAAAATAAGCCATTTTTATGTACCTGTATTTTCAAATATTACTATAGCACCTTCTACCCCAGTATATATGCCAGCCCCGGCGCCCCATGTTGCAGTAGTAAAAACTGCATTTGCTCCGCACATAAAAGTATGGAAAACTGTTCTAGCTGGAGCAGCACTTGCTATAATTCGTCCAGTCACAGGAAAAGTAGCTCCAGGAGCATTACCTGGAGAAGCTTGTGAAACATTCGGGTTACCACCAGATCCAGCATTTACTGTTCCAACGTTTGTCATAGAAGTAGGACTTCCACTTTGACCATTATTTGGACCACCTGCACCAACAGAATATGGAGCAGAAAAAGGTTGTGTAATAGGTTTGCTGTAATAACCGCCACCACCATTTCCACCATATGGAAAACCAACTGTACCATTATAATTATTACCACCTCCGCCACCAGCCCACATATAAACACCAAGTCTATTTGCTGTTGGGCTTGCAGTATAAGTTCCTGATGAAGGTCCTGTAGCATAAAGCGTTGGTTGAAATCCTCCAGCACCTGCTGATCCAGAAGACGCTGCAGTAATACGACCATCAGCATCAACTGTAATTGAAGCTGAAGTATAAGAGGCAGGAGTCACACCTGTTGAAATTAGTTGATTTGATCCTACGGAGTTAGCTGCAAGTTTAGATTGCGTGATTGTAGATTGAATAATTTGATTTGCTCCTACAGAGTTAGCTGCAAGTTTAGCTTGAGTAATTGTTGATTGAGTAATTTTAATTGCTGTAACTGCATTTGTTGCAAGTTGAGCTGTATTAACGGCATAATTTGCAATTTGAGCTGTTGCAACTGTTCCAGATAAAGTAGAAAGATCTACTACTTGAATATCTGATCCATCCGCATATAAAATTTTAATTCCTTTATCTGTTGTAGACCAAGTTTGTCCTGTTCCAGTTGATGCATATTTAAATTGAACTGTAAATGCACCACTTGTTCCATTTGATACAATCCATGTTTTTTCAATTCCATTTGGAACTGTTACAACTTGATTTCCTGTAATTGTTCCTGTTAATTTTATAACTGCATTTCTAGCTGTAGCTAATGCATTCTGTGTCATTACTAAAGCTGTTGTTTGAGCACCACCAGCAATAGAAATACCTTCGTATCCAGCAATTGCTTGTTGAATAACTACTAAGTTTGTGTTTGTAATTTGACCCCATGTACCAGCGTTTTCGCCAGTTGCCATTAATTGTATTGCTAGATCTGTAGTATATGTAGAAGCCATATTTTAAATTCCTTTGTTTTTACTCTTAATAAAATATTTA